AGTGGCTTTCTTGATGCCCTTGTCTTCGTCAGTTAGCAAGGCACTTGGAACCATATCCAGCCAATTTAGCCCGATTGTTGTTGTGCAACCAGACGCAGTAAGCGAGTGTTTAACATCAGAACAATAAAATTTTCCTACGAGTCTGGCCGCTTTATCTCTTACGAAAATCGGAGCGCCCGCCCTAAGACGTGGCATGAAAAAGCATGTTACCGAACCTTCAACATTCTCGCGCAGATTCGCTCTTAGAACTTCTTGCGCTTTGATCTTGGCGTCTTTTTGGGTGATAGCCTTGTCGAGTTTAACCAGTTTGTGAATGTAGCCGTATCGATCAACACGAGATTGATTTTTAACCGTGGCTAAAATACCACTGCTCGCTCCGCCAGACCTTCCATCATACAGACGCCACTCAACAACAACCTTACCCAAATCACGATTGATGCCGAAAGCATCCCAAGCGGCAGCAGTAAGGTCCATCACTCGAGGAATTGCGCCGATACCGGTACCACCGGCACCAACATCTACCTTCGGCAATTGCATCGTCTTGCCGTTGTAACGAACTTCAATTACAGTGCCACAAGGAAGAGTGCCCATGGCATTGAAGGGTCCACTTGAAGACATGCTCTTGGCAGCCTCACCAAACCCCATAAGAGAAGCGTTCTTTTCAAAACCAGAACAGGCCAGTCCCCCTTCGTCTTCAACTGTGAAGAAAGAAGCCACTTCCTTTTTCCACTGGCCTCCACCTGTTGCTGGATAAGTGTCCTCTCTTGTGGTTTGAGTAGTAGAAGTGGTGCGGTCGGTTGATTGCGTAGAACTACTGGTTGAATTACTTTTAGGATCAGAAACAACTGTAACTGCAGTAGCCATACCCTCGAGCGAGTCGGTAAATGTGCTACTAATTAAGTTTTCGCCTTCTTGGACTGAATGAAGTACCGGCTGTTCACGCTTTTGAATAATCTTTAACTTGTCATTCTCAGCGCGAATTACAAATTTAGTACCTGTGGCACGCCGTTCTTCTGTCCACACCTTCAACAGCAACTCGTACACCGACCCACCGCTGATCTTAATCAGCGGATTGCGATGCTTGCACTCAGGCAGATCTGTCGTTGTAATAAGAAACCGCTTCTTCTTCTTTTTCTTGGATCCCTTAATTTTAACTTTTTTGGTAACCCAAATCCTCTTCTTGCCAAGAGGAATACCGTACCGCTTGCACACTTCCTCGGTAATCTGCTTAGCCGTCCAACCAGCCTTGTATGCTTTCTTCTTAGGGTCTTTCTGGAAAAGCCAGTCGTCTTCAGACTTCTGCAAATAAACAAGAATATCACGGAAAGAAATGCTGAGCGAAGCGTCATTGCGAGAATTGCGTGTCTTCTCCCAAATAATAAAACGACCGAGTTCAGTTAAGTTGTTTTGATCGTTAATTATCGAAATGCGAATGCGCTGACCCTTTTTGATGTCTAAGAGTCGGCGCTCTCCCGTAATCGGAGAGACTGGATCGTACAGTTCAAGCGTACCCTCAACCGCAGCCTGCTCTAGACTATCTGACCAATCAATACTAACAACCGCTTCAGTAATATCGATCTTGCGCATCGCTTTAGCCGAGGGGCGCCCATTGATCTCGGTGCTTCCCTGCGTGTACAACTCGACCTTGAAACCGCCTGGGCCAGTAAAACGCCGATCGTCAATTGGGTATCTAGGTCCAACATAGTCCTGATTAAGGACGATGATCTGACCATCACCCGTACGCTTAACCTCTTCGCGCTTTGTTGGACTAATGTAAGCCATTAGGCAGAATCGTTATCGGTCTGGTCGTTTTCCTTGCCGATGTCAAAATCGTCAATGGCATCAATGACGCCCGTTTTGGTTCTTAGACGAACGACGGTACCCCGCTTGATCGTCTGCTTCTGATTAGTGACCTTCTTGGGCTTCTTGCCTTTTTTCTTATCTGCCTTGGTAAGAGGCTGCTTTAGATTCTTGTTTAGTCGTAGCAAGTTCTGCCAACGTACGTCGAATTGACGATAGCCGTTAGCAATCTGCTCCAGCGTTTTGTACTTGTCAACTTTATACGTTAGTGGCCCGAGTTCACGCGCAACCGTAGAGTAAGTTAGCACCCTGTACTCGGTGAATTCGATGGCATACCACAGACAATCACCCTCTTCATCGGTGATTGAAAAGGAACTAATCATGGCTTTCATGTCGACAGCCAGCCGATTATCACCGACACCACCCTCTAAGTACCCAGCCCCACCACCAGCAGGCTCAGACACAACAAGCCTAAAAATGTCGTTGGTAGAACCGAGAGTCCTAAGCAAGGTGGCGTACCAATTGACGTCGCGCCACGGATACTGCCCATTCGGCGTGTGTGCCCATCTCGGAGTGTTTTCGATGGGCAAGAGACTGTCATAAGACACGTTCAGAAGGCCAGGACCCCCACCAAACACCACTGAACCAGAAAGGGGCAAGACTTGACTGTTGATGTTGATGTCTTGGGTAATATTAATCGTGTCCAAGGGCGCAACCGGCAACCGGACACCAGCCAACCCGGCACTTTTGAGTGTCTCATTCTTGGTCAGCCCCTCTAGACACAAGAGGAAGACCGCTTTCCCATTTTCGCCGCTAGCCAACGCTCATTCCAGTGCTAGATTCACGCGGAAGGTTGGACACATACTTCTGAACTTCAGTTACGAACTGATCAAGATTCTGAACGCCGGTAATGTGAATGTCACCTGAGATCTGCACAGGTGCACCCGCTCTGTTGTCCAACGACAACCTGCGAGAACCTCGAGTTGCCGAAAGCGGGACAACCGCTTCTGGGCCTGATTCGCCAATCAGAGCGCGAGTCGGCCTTGTGACAATTGCACCGGACGCACCATTGCCACTGCCACCACCGAAAATCGGATTTGTAGTTGGAGGTGGGGTAAGTGCCGGATTTAGCGGGTCACCAGAAGGTGTGTACCCTCGATTAATAAGATCTTGTCTCTGACGATTAACAGCATCTACTCTGTCTTGGGCGTTAGCAGCGGGATCACCTCCACCGAAAAGCCAACCCGCCGCTTCTTTTAACCACTTGATGCCGCCAATAATTTTATCTACTACTGTTGCTACTTTATCGATAGCACCCTTAATTACTTCAAACACGCTAGCGATTGCTTGACCGACAGCCGAATCTTTAAGCGCGGTAAACATTTCTTGGGCCGCGCTAAGCACACGCTTTATAACTTCTAGCACCAAGTTAAACGGGTACAATATAATTTCAAGTGCAATTCTGATAATGTCAATAACGTGAGAAATTTCTGCAAGTCGCGATCCAGCGCGGAACATTTCAATCACAACTTCAATTATATTTAGACCTATATCAACAATAGGCTCAAAGGCATCATACAACTTGGTGGCTATATCCCAGACGATGCCAATTGCGTTGCCGACTGCCTTAAAGACACGCGCAAGAAACGGACCATACTTATCGACAGTCTCATTAATCCACTTTACAAAGACACTGCCAACTTCACCTAGCCACTTAATCATGCTAAGAAGTTCAGGCGCGTTCTGACGACCTACTTCAACAAACCCACCAACGAAGTCTTTAAGCAGAACAACCAAACCCTTAAATACTGGGTACATCTCAGCGAAGAAATCGCCCAGACCCCTCAGGCCACCGGGCTTAGACAAATTGTCGCTAATCTGGTTTAACCAACCAACGAAATCTTTAAGCATCGTCTCTGCAATCGGCCCAACAGCAACGCCAATTTGCATAAATATTTTGCCTAACAACCCAAGAGCGTTAGCCATGGGTTGAATTAATTTGGCTCCTGTTTCAAAGAAACTCATAATAAGAGCCAGATTTTCAGGGTCTTTGGTGAATTGCCTAAAGTTTTCGGCTACTTTAGCAATTTCTGTAGCAAAGACATTAACCAATTTGGTAAGGATAGGCAACAAAGGCTCCAAAGCCTTCATGCCACTTGCCAGAATGTCTGTAAACAATTGTGTGTTTTTATCCGTAAACACAGCATTGCTTACTTTATCACCGAATTGCTGCATCTGACGAAACACACCCTCAGCGCCAGACTTATTTAGTTCTTTCTGAATCTCATTAAGACGATCCTGCGTCTGTGTGTATTCTTTTGTAGACTTGTCAAGAGTCTTGATTTTCTTATTAAGTTCATCTTTTTCATCCACCAATTTTTTGGTATCTGAAATCCACTTAATCATTGGCACAGCAACAAAGCCAATAACCCCGACCACAGCACCAATACCCGCTGTCAAAGCAGCCAGCGGAACCAAAAGTGACGTTAGAGCAGCGGCGATCAAACCTAGAACAGCGGCTAACGTCGTGCCAATCGCTACAAGCGCAGCCGCTGCAACAGTTAACGTGGTAATAGTACCCGCAAGTGACGCGGCAAGCGGAACAGCCGCTCGCAACGCCGCCCCCACTTGAGCAGTATTTTTGCCAAACAGTTCAAAAACTTTTAAACCGTTTTCTAGAACTGTTGAAAACAAAAACCGAAAGCCCTGTGTAACAGGTTCAATAACCGTATTGAGGTTACGCAAGGCACGGTAAGTTACAATAGCGAAGCCTAAGATGCCATTGTCCGCCTGCCCAATTCCGACCCTACGCGCCCTGCTGGTATCCACGATCTTGGCCATGGGACTTTCTTCGGCGTCCCCCGTGACCGCTGGCATGGCATACCCGCTGGGCACCATTAATCCGCCCGCAGACATCGCATAACCACCAAGACCGCCACCGCCACCAACATCGGCCAGTCCAGCCACCTTCGCTCGAGCCATCAATGCGGCCAACTGACTGTCGAACGTAGAAGTGTCAAGCGTCACCCGCATGGACACCTTCATGCGGGACAACGCCTGCATCTTAGCCTCAATTTCCGTTAACTTATGGTCAACGGCATCGAGTTGCTCTTCAAAGGCTTTGGCAGCGGCAGTCATCCGAACAAACTTGTCGGATGCCCTATCGTGAATGTCAACTACTGCTTGTAGCGTAGCCACGCTAGCTTACTCCCGCTTGTGCCTTCAACTCCTCGATATGATCCTCCCTAGCCCTTAACGCGCAAGCGTAAATAAAAGACTTCACACGATCAGGGTAAGGCGGAGGCTGTTGTGCTGCTGGTGTTCCTGAGTGATAGAGCCGGTAGGGATTTTCGCCGCCGTATCTCCAAGCAAGATACAATACGTAAGCCTCCCCACCGGCTCCTATTAGTTTCCCGCTTCTACAACCGCGTTAGTCTCGTAGCCAGCGAGATCCGTCACGACGTCAGCCAACTGAGTACGCTCGCCGGGAAGCAACCACTTCATAACTACTTCGTGAGGACGAGGACCCCAACGATCAAGAAGAGCGGTGTCCGTCAACTGCACGGCCTCAGCAAACTCGGGCTTGCCAGTAGCCTCGGCTTCAGTCTGTGAAAGAAGTCGCTTCTTTACACCCACACAAGCCTCGACAATCACCAGAGACTCCATGAGAGCCGAATCGCGCTCAGGAGCCATCCCACGCTGCTTCTCCATCTTGGTCTGGCGCTTCTCAGAACGCTTCATGCAGTTCTTTAGCGCCTCGTATGTCCACGGCCTCACCCTCGTAATCCTCCATCACGTCATCCATCATAAAAACTCGCCTTTCGTACTATTGTTGCTAAGTGGTAGAAACCGGCTCGTCGCCGTCCTGATAAATCCACGTAGACTGCTGAACGTCCTCCCACTCCCACGTGAACTGCAACTCAGTCTGACGCATTTCGCCTAGGGAGAATCCGATCGGCAAAGTCCAGAACTCGCAGTTCTGAAGGACGATCTCTTCCTTTCCCCACGCATCTGGATCGTCTAGGGTGACGATCATGCGAAAACGAGGAAACCACAACGAATTGTCCGTGTCACGCGCTACGCGACGAGCCTCTAGAGTCTTGTTAGCATTTGTGAGAAATTCCTTCTCCAAACGAGAATCCACCTTGTCAAACTGAAGTGAACCCTCACGGGTAACACGCCCGCGCTTGTTGTAAGTCTGAACAGAACCAGCCGGGTTTACCGGCTTGCGCTCTACCGTAATGGTACCGCTGACGTTTACCACGTCACCGAACCACTTGATAGTCTCTTTCGAGTCGCCAACCCAGACTTCGCCGTACATTCCGTCAATACGCTTCTCGGCGGAAATGATTGACTTCTCTGCCATTTAGACTATACCACCTTTCCTAGTCGAATCATTCCTACGCAAGAACGATCGTGTTGAAGATACGCTCAATGGACTTCACGGTAGAAATACCGTACTTCAAGTGAAGTGAGTTTCCGGTGTTGTCCTGCTCGGGGTCAAGGACCACCGTCCACCCATCGCGAATCACTCCACCCTCTTCAAGATCGCGCAAGTAACTAGACACGCCCGAAAGAATGACCGTCTGGACAACTGGAATGTTAACGTTATCGCCACCCAGCCAGCCATTGTTAGCCGCAAGCGAAAGATCGTTCTCGATCTGGTGGTGCGTGCGCACCGACTTGATCTTGCCGAACTCGGCGCGAGGCTTGGTCGGGGTGTTGGCAACGTACGTGGTCATGTCCTGATGAATGCGAGGACTCACAGAGTCCGACACAAACATCACAACACCAGCCGCGTAAGCCGTGGCGATGTCGTCGTTGGTCGGCACAACCTTCAGAGTCACATCAGTTACACGCTGCTGTGTGATTGAGCGAGTCACACCAGCATCCGCAATGATGCCAGCCAGACGCGGAGCAAAAGCAGCAGTTGAAATCGTGTTTCCATCTGCATCTAGAAGGTCCGTGTAGCCAAGAGTCACAACGTTCTCGTTGGCTGCACCAGAAGCCCGCGTTACCGCATTGGCAAGAGTCTCACCAGCAGTACCACCGATAACCAGCATAAAACGCTGACCAAGAGTGTTGCGAGAAACCGTCCACGTAACTAGAGCGCTACGAATGGTTCCGTCGGTAAGGCTAGCAGGAGCCAAGACGTTGAAAGTCTGCGACTCAGCAGCAGACTGAAACGCTGTCCAGTCAGCCTGAAGCAGAGAAATTCCAGAATCACCAGTAGTGGCCGTGTTGAAAGCCACACTCGAAACGTTGGCAACGTCAGTAGCAGCACCAGCAGTAATCGTGAAGTACAGAGACGAAATGCTCGACACCCACGCAGCAGGCGAACTGGCCGAGAGGTTAGAGTGGCGCTCAATCTCAACACCACTCTCTAGAAGGATAAGATCCTTCTTGGTGTTGTCGACCGGGTTAGCCTGAACCGTAATCGTCCAGTTGTTGGCACGTGCGCCCTTGTACTTAGCAGTAAGAGTTGCGAACGTGGTCGTCGACGCACCGTTCTGCAACACTCTACTTGCGGCAGCGCCACTTGAACCAACCATGCGGTAGCAAAGCACGCGAGCCGCGCCGGGACGCGCCCCCAGACCCTTCAACGCACCGATCACAGCAGCACGTCCAGTGCCGTTGGTCGAAGTTGAGAACAGGCTGTCGTACTGGGCAGCACTAGTTACTGAAACAAAAGTCTTCTCGGGTCCCCAATCAGCAGTGAACGGCACCAAAACGGTTCCGTTGCTACCACCATTGACTACAGCCCTAGCAACCGCCTCAAAATTGACGTAAAAGCCGGGGGCCGTGGGGAGAGAGGTCGACGTAAACGAACCGCCAGCCATTTAGCCCTCCACTTCCATCTTGTGCTTAGCAAAAGTGTCGACGAGGCCAGTAACCTGCTCCGTCGATAACTGCTCATCCTCAGGGAAATCCATAAGGACATGCTCGATTAGCC